AGGACAGGTACAGGTGCTGCCCGGTGGTCAGGCTGTTGGCATTGACGCCGGTCCAGCGGTGCGCCCGGCTGGCGGCGTAGATGCCGGTCCAGTCCCGCGCGGTGCCGCAGCGCTTCATGGCGACGGTGCTGATCGAGTCGCCGGACCGCACGGTGTAGGTGCGCGCGGCCAGGACAGCGGCGGCGTGCGCGGCGGCGGTCATCCGGGCCTGCACGGCGACCTGCGCGAGCCGGGTCCTGATGTCGCTGTCGCTTATCACGTAGACCGGGTTCTCGGCTCCGCGGTCAGCCAGCACCCGGGCGGGCGTGACAGCTGACGCGCTGGCGAAGGTCCCGGTGACGGTCCCGATCCCGAGGAACAGGACGGTCGCGGCGATCGCGGCGAGCAGGGCGGGCAGCAGCGGGTTGCGTGACCGGTAACGCGCATGCCGGCCCGTGGCGCAGTGGCGCATGTGATCTCCTGGCAGTGGCTATCAGACAAGCCGGAGCCTGGCATGCGCCAGCATCACAAGGCAATAAAACGCCTGATTCGAATCAGGCCCGCTGGTGATTCGCCGGCTGGCGGGTCGGCTCGCGTCCCTGATCCGCGGGAGCCTGAATCAGCCGGGACCGGCGACCCGCCCGGCCTGAATCAGCCCCAGGCCAGGGCTGCCAGGGCGATGGTCGCAACGGTCGCGAGCAGCGTCAGGTAGGCCAGCATCGCGTTGATGAGGATGGCCCGGCGCTGGGCCTGGCGGGTTTCCACCGCCTCCCGGATGCGCCGGTAGACAGTCGCCTGGGAGATGTGCAGCCGGTCAGCGATGGTGCGCTGGGGCAGGCCCTGCTCGGCGAGTTCGAGGACGGCGAGAGGGCCGGTATCCAGTACGCCCGCCCCGGGGTCCAGGGGTACGGTTTTCGTATCTGCGGCAGTGGACATGCAGACAGTATCCCCCGTGCCATCCGTCCAGCGGGCCAGCGCCCGGAAATAAGCCGGGGTTCCCAGCTCAGGGGGGCGCTCGTCAGATCCAGTCAAGCCGCTGCGCAAGGCCCAGGAGCATGCCCGGCGCCACCAGGTTCGGCGGCATGACGACCTTGGCATCCGGGTTGCTCTCCAGTCCCGGGCCGTCCTCGGGCACGAAATCAAGCGCTACCCCGCCGAAGGTCTCCGCGTCCGCGACCAGCGCGCTGCATACCCGGTACCCGTCATGGGCGAACACCGGGTCAAGCTGCTGCCGGCTCCGCAGCTTGAGGACTTCCAGCGTGAACGCCACGTAGGCGGGCCAGTCGTACGCGCACCCCACCAGGGCGTGCCCGCGGGCTGCCACCTTCGCCTGGGCTTCCCGGACGGCCACGTCAGTCCATCCGCCGGTTTCCCCCAGGCGGTGCCACATCCGGTGCGCCCAGATGGCGTCGTCGTAGGTGCCCGCGGGCCGGATGCGGGCCTCGGGCGGGGCGCCTTCCACCAGCTGGCCGCTGCCGAGGTAAAGGAAGGCATGCCCGGCCCACGAACCTGTCGCATGTCGGATGATCTCACCAGCCATGCCGCCGCCATGACTGACCCCGAATACCCCGGGCTGCAGGGTGCTGACGGGCGTGTTCACGGTTCCCTCCTCGGGGGACCTTCGCGTATCAGGGCCAGCAGCGCGTTCTCCCAGGCCGTGTCGCGGCGGTTCCTGGCGATCACCTGATCGTAGCCGGATTCCACCGGCTCCACCGCGATCACGCCCTTGACCATCCGCAACGCGTTCAGCGTGTGCTCTGCGCCTGTTCCGCCCGCGTCCTCGGCTAGCGTTACGAGATAGGTCACTGCAGCGGGGAGTGAAAGGCGCTCGGCGGTGTCCCGGCCGCGCCTGCGGAGCCCGTGCCCGCGGCGCCCCCGCTGCCGGCAGCCGGGAGAGCCGGGGCAGCGGGGGCAGGCGCAGCCGCGGGACGGCCCCTGGCGGTCGCGGTGGCGGCGATGTTCGGGACGCGGTAGACGCCCAGCGAGGTCGCGGCCAGCACGGCGAGTGATACCAGGGGATTACTCGTGCCCCAGACCTGTACCGCGACGGTGACCAGGGCGCCGAATACGACGACGAGCAGCTTGCGGTGGCCGGCGGCCCATCCGGCCAGTCCAGGCAGTGGCATGTTCACGATCATACGCCGCGAGCTGCGGGTTATGCTGGGAGCACGGAGCGCCCTGGGAAACCTGAGCCCGGAGCCGGCCTGACGTTACGGCCCGGACCGGGAGCAGGTGACAGTGAGCCGATGGCTCGGCGGTTTCCTGGATTCATGGACGATCATCAAGGACGTGATCCTCACCGCTGGCGGCCTGACCCTGATCATGGTGGAAGTCTTCGCGGTGCGGGAGCCGAACGAGGCCGTGATCATCACGGGGCTGGCCATGTCGGGGATCGGGGCCAGCTTTCACGTTGGCGCGATTCTTGGCGGGTTTATCGGGCGGTCATCTGGCTCCTCCTCACCGCCGCCGTCTGGGTCATCGCCATCATCTACCTCGCGGGGGGCGTCCGGTGAGCACTGACAGGCCAGTTCCGGGGGACGGGTACGACGGCCCGTCCCGTAACCCGCATGTTGAATCTGAGCACGTGGATGTCGGCCAGGCGACTATCGACGTGAGCCAGGCCACCATCGTCCAGTCACCGGGATCCCGCCGCCAGGCTCTCTACCTGGCTTACGCCCTGGGCGTCCTGTTCCTGTTCGTCATCGCGATCGGCACGGCCAACCTGCTGTTCACGACCAGGCAGGTGCACAGCGTCCGGCAGGCCAGCTCCCAGGCCCAGCAGAACAGCGAGGACCTGAAACGGGCCAACGCCGTTCTCCGGCAGCAGATCCACGCTGACTGCGGCTTCTACAAGGACCTGGCCGGGCTGCCGCTGACGAACACGGCTAGCGGGCACCCGTCTGAGCTGGGCGTCAAGATCATCTCAGACTCCCGGGGTGCCTGGCGCGGCCATGGCTGCCCGGGGAAGCTGCCGCGGCCAGACCCGTCGTTCGTGACCGGGGCGAAGTTCTACCACCTGCCGGCCAACTGAGGGGTCCTGCTCCCGGACTAGGAGGAACCGTGATCATCGCCGGAATCGTCCTGCTGCTGCTTGGTTTCCTGACCGGCATCGCCATCTTGTGGACGCTCGGCATTATCGTGCTCGTCATCGGCCTGATCCTGATGGTGCTGTCGTTCGGCGGCGGCACAGCAGGCGGTCCCCGGCCCCTGTACCGGCGGCGCTGGTACTGACCGCTACGGGTAGGCCATCGTCTCGGCGTAGACCACGGGAGCGGACGGGACCTGGACCGGGGCCGCGGTGCCCGTCTGGTCCGGGGAGATCCGCCAGGTCCGCTTGACCGAGACGGTGGCCTGGACGGCGGCCTGGGTGACGCCGAGCATGGTGGCGATCAGGCCGCAGATGCCGTTGAGCGCGGTTTTGATGCTGTCCTCGGTCGTGCTCTGGCTGAACCACGAGGAGTCCGTGGTGACGTCGTACAGGTCGGTGGCGGGGTCCGGCTGAACCTGCCCGGTATCGAAGGTGAACAGGAACTGCACTGGCTTGGGGACCACGAAGGTGACCAGGCCGCCGCTAGTCTGGGTGAGCCCGAACGTGCAGTCGTAGGTGACGCTGGCCACGTGCATCGTGGCGTCCAGCGCCGGCAGGCTGGTAGCCATTCACATTCTCCTCGTCGTCCTCGTCCGGTACGTGGTGATGCCCTGGCCGGTGTTCGTGCCGCCCCATTTCGCGAACGGCTGGAGCGTGTGCGCGATCGTGGTGTCGAAGCTTTTCGTGATGCCGCCGGAGTTCGCGCCGAGCGGGTACGTGATAGCAGTGTTAGCCTGGTTGCCGCCGCCCTGGTTCGTGGTGACGCCTTCCGACGCCATGAACACCGAGCCGCTGGCACCCGAGATCAGGATGCACGCGCGGAACCGGATCGAGTACGTGAAAGACCCGTTAGTCGCCAGGTACGCGGCGCCGATCGTGAACTGTGCCCCCGCCACCCCGTCCAGGCCGTAGTCGAACGTCACGGTCTGGGAGGCACCGCTGCCGGCCGAGATGATGCCGTCGATCTCGATCTCGTACTCGCTGGACTGGGTGCCCTCCCCGGCCAGGTAGCTGATCGCGGCCCCGATCAGGGTCCGGGTGGCGGTGTTGCCGATCGTGAACTGGGCGACGTTGACAGCGGACCGGTCGACAGGGACATCGGCGCCGGCCGAGGACAGGTAGCGGAGCCGGCCGGCCGTGCTGGAATACAGCCCGCTGGCTCCGCTGACTGCTGCCGGCGGGGAGCCCTGGTTGTACAGGACCAGGCCGCCCTGCTCCACCGCCAGGCCGGCCGGGAAGACGTTACCGGAACCGTCCGTGCCGCTCGCTCCCGACCACGAGCCGATCAGGTTGCCGGAAGCCGGGGTGCCGGAGTAGACCAGGATCTCGCCGGAGGTGCCGTCCGCGATGAGGGTAGCGCCCATGATGGTGGTGCCGTCGACCACCCCGGCGATGACGGTTCCGGCCGCGACCTGGGCGGCGGTGATGGAGGATGCGACGAGCACGCTCGCGGCGTTCCAGGTGATGGCGTTCCAGGTGCCGTTCTGCCACTGGTTGACCTGGTTGCCTGCGCTGGTATTGACCCAGGTGTCGCCGTTCTTGCCGCCCTGCACGGTGCCGGTGCTCATGACGCTCGTAGCGTCCGGGGTGAAGTGCACGTTGGTCACGGTCGCGCTGACCTGCTCCAGCGAGGTCACCGTGAACGGGCTGCCGAGCCCCGCGGTGCTGGAGAAGGTGTCGCCCACCGCGATGGGCAGCGCTTGGACCGGCGTGCAGGAGAAGTACGAGTTATCAGCGGGGGTGCCGGTGACGGCGAACGACCAGTCGTACGGGGTCGCGGCGGCGATGAACTGGGTGATGCCGCCGATGGTGCGGGCCGCCAGGGTCTGGGCGACCTGGTTCCCGCCGACCGAGCCGGGGCTGATCTGGGAGCCGGATACCGTGCTGCCGACCGAGCTGCCGTTCGGCACCGCGCCGCCTGTCGTCTGCCCCACGGTGAACGAGCCGGGGTTGAACGTGGTCTCGAACGGCAGCTCGGGGATGGCGTTGATGTCGAACTGCCAGAGCGGGATCTCCCCGCCCATCCGCTCGGTATAGCCCCAGCAGACCTGCTTGGAGGTGCCGCCGCCCAGGTAGGCGGGCATGTTCGTGATCTGGAAGTAATCCCCGGGGTCCAGGGCGGGGATGACGGCGAACAGCGACCCGGCCGCGCGGCGCTGGAAGTTGATCGTGACCACGGGGATGCGGACGTCATCGACGGTGCCGAGCATGAGGAGCTGGGTGGCGATGGTGTTTGCCTGGGAGTCGGCCTGGGCGTTGATCGATCTGGATGAGGCGTAGCCCGCTCCCACCCCGTTGGGCGGCGGCGCGACCGACATGGCCCCGGAGTTGAGCTGGGCCGTGGCCACGTATCCCGTGTAGTTGGAGACCGAGACCTGGTTGCGGATCAGGGCGTCGTCGTAGGTCGGGCTCAGCGGCGCCCCGAGGTGCCCGGCCGCGAAGTTGATGGTGGCCGCCACGCCCTGGTTCTGGATGGAGGCCAGGGTCCGGTAGCCGAGGCCGAACTGGCTGATGGTCTCGAAGATGAGCCCGCCGTCCGTGTCCTCGATCGTCTGGAGCACGTTGGCCATGGTGTCGGAAAGCTGCGGTCCCATGGCCGCGCCGCCCGAGCCGGTGATCGTGACCGGGATGTTCGACTCGGTGCACAGCCGGGAGAACCGGGTGGCGGCCAGTTCCCCGACCAGGCCGCCGATCATGGACGCGGCAGTGGTCAGGGCGGGGATGGTGTACCAGACCCCGGCCTGGCCGATGGCGGTGTCCTGGAGCCGGCCCTGCTCGTTGACCTGGACCTGGGTGACCGCCGCGACCGTCTGGCTGCGTGATCCGGTCACCTGGTCCAGCACGGCCCCGGCGTTCGGCTTGATGATCCGCAGCGCCCAGGTCGTGGATGTCAGCTCGGCGCTGACCAGGACCGGGACGCCGGTTACCTTGGCCGTGATCGTGCCGGAGAACGCGGCGGTGCCGCCGGCCGTGGACGTGTACCCGTTGATGGTGAGCTGGCCCGCGTTGCTCAGGCTGACGGTGATCATCTTGATCCCGCCCGAGGCAGAGATCATCTTGGCGATCTCGATGGAGGTGAACGCGGTCATGGCGCTGTCGTTCTGGGCCGGGACCGACAGGGCGAACCGGAATACGTTATTCGCCGGGGTGGCGGCCGAGGAGACGTTGGCGGCCAGCCGCGCGCCGTTCATCGACGGGATGGCCGAGCTGCCCAGGAACGAGGTGTTGTCGGCCGCGTAACCGGGCGTGCCGGTGGCCGCGATGTTCGTGCCGGTGCCGACGCTGAGCACGAACCCGGCGGTATTGGTGCCGTCTTCCATCGACCAGTAGGCGGCCGGGACCGAGGTGCCGGTGAGCAGGTTGACGTAACGCCAATAGCAGGACCCGATCGGCACGACCGACTGGCTGATCCGGCGCCAGATCCCCGCCGCGGTGATCTGGACGTAGGTGTCCCGCTGGCTGATGTCGAAGCTAGGCGGCCAGCTCGCCACCTCCCCGAAGAACCGGAACCCGCTGTAGGCGACCCCGGTGGAAGAGGTGGCGTTGACCGAGATGCGGATCTGGCAGTTCCGGACGATGTTGGGGTAGTAGGCCCCGGCGCTGTTCTTGGGCGTGAACCGGCCGTCGTTCCGCAGCGTCAGGGTCAGCTCGGCCGGCCCGATGCCGGATGCCTCGTCGGGACGGCCCACGTTCGAGATCGTCACGAAGTCGCGCAGCATCACGTAGGAGGTAATATCGGTCCACACAGCTGCCAGCAGCAGCTCGGCCTTGAAGCCCAGCGGGTTCGGCGGGGAGCCGGGGAAGACGGCCACCTAGCGCTTCCCGAATGCGGCCTGGGTGCTGCCGCCGCCGCGGACCCGGACGTACTTCCGGATCATTGCCAGCATGAACTGGTCGAAGTCGCTGCCGCCTCCGCTGACGACCTCCAGCGTGATCGTGCCGCCGGTTCCGGCCGGGGTCAGGTGCTCAGGCCGGCCGGTGCCGTTGTAGAGAGGACCGTTCCACCCAGGCGCTAGCACGCCGCCACGGTCGAATACGCGCCCGCCGTTCCTGAACCGCTCGACACCGGGCAGCACGGTGTGCACCGGGCCGAGTTTCCCCGGCGTCCACGGCGCGTTGAACGGCTGCACCGCCAGCAGCTTGTTCAGGGCGGTGAGCTGGTTCTTGAGGCCCTTGACCCAGCCGGGGTGCCCGCCAGGGAGGTGGCTTAGCTCGCTGGCCTTGAGCGCGCCCAGCTCGGCGTTGATCCGGCCCATTTCCTTCGCCAGGTTAGGCAGCGACGTGCCGTGGTGCAGGAGGTTGTCGTAGCCCGCTTCCTCAGCCGACTGGAGTGTCCTGAGCCGGGCCATGTCCTTGCCGAGCTGGCCTCGGTGGGCATACAGCCAGGAGCCCTTGGCGGGGTGCCGGAGCCCGGCCTTGAAAGCGTGGGCCAGGCCGAGGTAGTCGTGGTACTCGGCCCGCTGGAGGCTCTTGAGTTTCGCCATGAACGCGGCCTGGGTCAGCTTCGGGCCGTGGGGAGGAGTCCGTGCCCCGGCCGGTACCGGGCCGGTGGCGATCTTCTCCAGCGCGGCGAGCTGGCGCTGCATCTCGTGCAGCCAGCCGGGGTGCCCGCCGGGGCCGGAGTAGGACAGCCCCTTGTCCCGCGTGGTGGTCATGACAGCCTTGAGCCGGGTGTTCAGCCGGGACATGACGGCCTTGGTCGCGCCCTTGTTGAACACCGCGTCGTAGGCGGCCTCCTCGGCCGACTGGCGCCTGGCCAGGGTGCCCAGCTCGCTCGTGATGGTCGCCTTGTGCCCGGACAGGTACGAACCCGGCCTGGCCGAGTGCAGGCTGGCCAGCTCGGCCTTGCGGAACCCGAGGTAGTCCTTGTACTCGCGGGCCTGGGCCGCCCTGATCCTGGAGTGCCACGCGGCGACCTGGCCGCCTGCCGCCATGCCGGGGACCTGGCCGCCTGCCGCCATGCCGGGGACCTGGCCGCCCTTGCCGTAGTAGTTGTTGCGCTGGTGGAAGGCCCATGCCTCGTTCGGCCCGGACGGGTACCTGCTCGCGATGTAGTTCATCATCGCGGTGAGCTGGCCCAGCCCGGTGCTCGGGTTCCCGCCGTACTGGAAGTACTCGCTCGGGCCGTTGATGAACTGGGCCAGGCCGTATGCGCCGCTGCCGGGGTTCTTCGCGGTCAGCCGCCAGCCCGCCTCGGAGTTCTCCAGGGCGTTGAATGAGTTCCACTGGTTCGCCCACCCGTACTGCCGCAGCAGGGCCATGGCGATGGCCTGGAGCGCCCCGCCCCCGATAGCCTGGTTCCCGGGGCCTCCCCTGATACTGGGAAAGCCGCCCTTGGGGACGCCGGTACCCATCAGCGGCAGGAAATTCAGGGACTCGATCGTCGGTCCCATCCCGCCGCCCTGGGAGATGACGCTATTGCCGTTCTGCACGATGGCGACATGGCCGGGCGGGGCGCCGCCAGCCGGCGATACGTAGAATGCCAGCGCGCCGGGAACCGGGCCGGAACGCGTAACCCATGCGTACTGCGCTTCGGACGTGCGCGGCGCGTGAATGCCGAACTTCCCGTAGATCTGCTGGGTGAACCCGGAGCAGTCGATTCCTCCGGACAGGCTGTTACCGCCGAATACGTAAGGGATCTGGCCGAGGAAACTGCGCGCGTACCGGACGATGGCCGGGCCGTCGCCGCCGAGGGAGTTCATGTCTCTCTTGAACTTGGCGATCACGGCCTTGGCGAATGCCGCTTCCACGGCCTGCCCGAAAGCGGCCTCTACCTTTCCCATGTACGGCTGGCCTGCGGTCAGGACGCCGCCTGGGCCGGTCAGGCCGGTGAACTTAGCCGATCCGGTCGACCCGGCCACGCCCCCGGACGCGAATCCCGGCAGCATCCCGCGCAGGTGGTCGACCGCGCCCTCGCGGACCATGCTGGTGGGGACGACCACCTCGCCGGGCATGAGCATGCTGAGCACGCTGTCCTTCCCGGGGATCCCGCCGGAGATGAACCCGCCCGCGGCGTGGAACCCGAGGATGCCCGTGCTGCTGGGGCCGGTCGTGACACCGGGGATGGATTCCTTGAACGCGATCGAGCCGGAACCGGTCCCGACGAAGTTGACGCCGACGTTCTTGCCGTGCAGGGAATCGATGTGGTTCTGGAGGGTGACCAGCTCTTTCCACAGCTCGGTCGCCTTGTCCTTGCTCAGGTGCAGCCCGTTCTCGGCCCAGTCGATGAACTTCTTCTTCGCCGGTCCGCCGGCCAGGCTGCCCAGGTCGTCCAGCTTCGGCCCGAGCCGGGCGACGACCTCGTTCCACAGGTCGTGCGCCTTGCTCGTGGTCTTGCCCAGGCCGACCTCCGCGAAGGTGAGGAACGCGCCCTGCGCGCCGGGCAGGGTCTTGGCCGCCAGGTCGCCCAGCGAGCGCTTCACGAGGCCGATCGCGTCGGGCATGGAGATGCCGAAGGTCTTGGCGACGATGGCGGCCATCTGGTTGGTGTTGTCGCCCATCGCCAGCTCGGCGGTGACGATGGCCGTTATCGCCTTGGTCATCTTGCCCCGCGCGTCGTCGCTGTCCTTGCCGGACCGGGCGACGGCGGTCCCGTATGCGCTGACGGCCTTGGATACCCCGGAGTAGGACAGGATGGCCTGGTTGATGTCCCCGAGCAGCTTGTCGGCGATGAACGAACCCTGGGACTGCATCGCCCCGGTGAGCAGGGCCTCCTGGACCGTGGCCTGGTTGGTGATGTCCTTGAGCCGCTTGGTCGCGCCGTGCGTGTTGCCCAGCCACTTGGACAGGGCCTGCATCGAGATCGGCCCCTGGTACCCGGCCTCCTGGGCCAGCGCGACGAGCTGGGCGGTGGCTTCCTGGCTGCCGTTGGCGTACCTGGTCAGCGGGGCGATAGCGTCCTTGACCCCCTGAGTGAACAGGTTGTTGGCCAGGCCCGCCGTCCGCCAGCTGCCGAACAGCTTGTCGACGTTGGTCACCTGGTCGCCGAACGCCTGGTTGAGCGCGATGCCGGCCGGGGTCAGCGAGTCGATGGCCACGTTGGCGTCGGCGTACTTGACCTTGAGCTTGCCGAGGGTGAAGGTCAGCTTGCCGGAGTGATCCGACAGGGTATTGAACCCCTGGGCCACGGTGTCGAACGCGCCCTGGGTGCCGGTTACGTCACCGATGAAGGTGCCCCACGCCTGGTTCAGCTTCTGCACGGACTGGTACTGGTCGGTGACGGTGCGGCCGAGCACGTCCAGGTCGTTGCCCAGCTGCCCGCCCTGGACGCCCATCGCCTGGAAGGCGTCGGTGGTGGCCTGTACCTGGATCAGCGCCTGCTTCCAGTGCTCGCTGTTCTTGTCGGTGATCTGGGCAGTGGTGATGCCCGCCAGGTTCAGCGCGCCGAGCGCCTGGGTGGTGCCGCCGTAGGTCCTGGCCAGCCCGCCGACGCGGCTGTTTACCCGCTGGTACTGCGCGCTCAGGTCCTTGTTGGTGGCTATCAGGGCATTTACGGCGTCCTGGGCTCGCTGGTAGGCGGGGTTGAGCTGCTGTACGGCGGCCCCGTTCGTCCCGATCGTTCCCGTGACGAACTCGGTCGTGCGGGCCAGGGTGGCCTGTGCGGCGGACAGCCTGGCAGCGGCCTCTGCCTGTGACGCGATGATCGTGGGGACCACCTGGGACAGCGAGGCCGCCTGGATGGTCTTATTCAGCCCGTCCGTGAAATCCTTGGTGGCGCTGTTCCCGGACCGGAACACGTAGATCAGCCCGGCTACGGCCGCCGCGGCCAGGGCGAACCAGACCACGATCGGGACGTCCTGCAGGACAGTCAGGGCGGCGACCAGGACGCCCTCCTCGCCGGCCAGGGCGATTACCGCGGCGCCGTACTCGATGATCGCGCCGATCCCGGCCCACAGGGCCAGGGCGAATGCCTTGATCGCGCCGACCCCGGCCAGCACCGAGTCCTTGGCGAAGGTGACGAACAGCTTGGCCAGGTTGGCGAGGCCGCCGATGAACGCCAGCGAGACGGTGACCGCGAGCCCGGTATACAGGATGTAGCCGTGCAGCAGCAGGATCCACTTGAGCACGGGAACGGCCGCGGCCGAGGCCGCTTCCAGGATCTTGGTGAAGTCATCACCGATAGTGAGCAGCGCTGCCGCGAAACCAGGCAGCGCCTTGAACAGGTTCGCGAAGACGCCGAACAGGTTGCCGATAGAATCGCCCAGCTTGGACACGTCAGTGATGGCGGTCTTCCAGAACCCGCTGAGCTGAGTGGTGCTGGTGCCGAGCTTGTTACCCGAGGTAACGGCATATACCATCCGGGCGGCGAGCTGGTCGATGACGGTCCCGGTCTGCTTGGCTACCTGCGCGAATGTCCCCGTCCTGGACTTCATGACGATCATCGCGTCACCGAACAGCTGGTAGACCTGCGGCCGGACCGACCTGTGCAGGGCTTCCATGCCGGAAGTCAGCCTGGGGATAGACCGTCCCGTCGCGTCCAGTTCCGTGTGCATGGCCTGCAGCCGGCGCTGGACTTCCACCGCTGCGTCAGAGGCGGCGACGGCGAACGCGCCCACCGCCAGGGTGGCCGGAATCCAGACCGCGCCGATCTCGATGATCGCGTCGGACAGCACGTGCCAGACCTTGACCGAGGACAGCACGACGGGCAGCACCTTGTTGAACACCCCGCCGAACAGGGCCACGTCACCGGTCAGCAGCTTCCAGCCGAAGGCCCCCCTGGTCCCCGCGCTGGCCAGGCTTGAGGTGAACGCGCCCAGCGCGGTATCGGCGGCGGGGACGTCTTTCTTGCCCAGCGCCTGGACGGTCGCCTCGATCCCGAGCAGGGCCGTGTCAGCCGCCATCAGCCCCTGCGGGTCGACATTCAGCCTGATCCGGGCTGCCTCCTCGCGCAACTGGGCGATGCTGGCCTTCACCACCTTGATCTGGGCGAGGAAGGCCTTGCTATCGGCGTTCAGCTTGACTGCCAGGGCGTCGGATTTGAGCACCTCCAGCTGTGCCCGGATAGAGGCCAGCTTGGCGTTGGCATCCGCGATGTTGAGGACGCCCTTCATTGTCTTGAGGCGCTCGGACAGCCGGGATTCCTGCAGCTCCAGGCCCGCGATCTTGGCCGCGGCGGCCTTGGTGTCGGCGTCTGCCTGCAGGCTCGACATCTGCTGCTGGAGATTTCTCAGGCTGGCTTTCTCCCGGGCGATCTGGGCATCGAGCCTCTTGGTGTCCCCCGCCATGGTCAGGCTGGCCGCCTGCTTGGCCACTCCCAGCAGCCGGCCCTGCACCCCGGCGATCTTCGCTTCCAGGGCCTTGGAGTCCGCGTCCATCCGCATCTTGGACAGCGTGTCGGCCATCGCCTTGACCCTGCCCTTGAGCCCGACGATGGCGATGTCGATGCCCTTGGTATCCGCCTCGATTTTGACCACCGGGTTGATGCCGGCCATCGCCTTCTTGAGTTCGGCGTCGGCGCGCAGCCGGAAGCCCCGCGTCTCCGGGCTGATTACAATGAAGGCGTCTTAAATCGCCTAGCATTCTAGGCATGGCACCACCTCCTGCCTGCAATTGTGATACATTCAGGAGTGATATCCCGTATGCAGCACTGCATTAGGAGGAGCCATTGAGCGGTAAACCGCGGCTGCACGTTCAGCCTGGGGACCGGTTCGGGCGAGGCGTGGTGCTCAGCGAGGCACGAATCCGTGACAATCGCGGTAAGGTGACTCGCTGGGTGAGGCTCCTGTGCGATTGTAAGACGGTCTACGACACTCGGCTGGCTGACCTGCTCAAGCCCGCTAAGCCAACCCGGTCGTGCGGGTGCCTGATGCGCGAAACCGCCGCCGCCACGATGAGCCGCCCGGAAAATATTGCCCGGCTGGCTGCGTATGCACGGTCGCCGGAAGGCCGCGCCGTTACCGCCATGTTCAATGCGGCGACTAAGCGTACGCACGGCCTGACACGCACGACCCCGTTGTACGGCACCTGGGGCAACATGATGACCCGGTGCTACAACCCGAACTTCCGGCAGTTCAAGGACTACGGGGGCCGCGGGATCGCTGTCTGCGAGCGCTGGCATAATCCGCAGTTGTTCATCGAGGATATCGAACGCCTGATCGGCTCGCGCCCGCCGGGGCTGACCCTGGACCGTTACCCGAATAACAACGGGAATTACGAACCCGGGAACGTTCGATGGGCTACGCCCGCAGAACAAGTCCGGAACTCCCGAAGCTACAAGGGCGGTCAGGCTAAGCGGAATCCCGGTTCGCAGCGAGTTGTCAGCCAGGCTCGCAACGGGTCGCTGTACCAGACATGGTGGCGGCTCATGCGGCAGCGCCCCGCTGAGGTCTGCGCGCCCTGGCACGACTGGATCGGCTTTTCCGGGGACGTCAGCAAGCTGATCGGCCCGCGACCGGAAGGCCACCGGTTTCACCGGATTGATAATGGGTGCCTTTACGAACCCGGCAACGTAGCCTGGGTGACCGGCCGGGAGCAGATTCAGCGAGCTAAAAGCGCTCGCTGGGGCGTATCCCGGCCGGAACCGAAACACGGCGCATGCAGGCACCCGCTCTATGACACCTGGCAGCGGATCGCCCGCCTGTATCCGGGAGAGCTGCATGAGCCGTGGCATGACGTCCGGCAGTTTGTAGCCGGTGTCGAGGTTCTGCTGGGTTCGCGGCCGGCTGGCACGGTGTTCCGCAAGATCGATCCGGCTGGCCGGTACGAGCCCGGTAACGTCTGCTGGGGGAAGCCCGGCCGGCCGCGGCGGAAGTAGCCGGGCCATCAGAAGCTGCCCGTGATCGCGTCCAGCGCGGTGGTCAGGAACGGGTACTTGCGATCCATCTGAGATGCCGGGTACTCCAGGAAGATCGCCGGGTCAGCCGCCGCGTTGACGCCGCCGTACAGGCCGCCGAGGCTGCCGCGGGCGAGGTGGGTGCGGATGTCGGCCTTGAGGAAGCCGGCCGCGCGGGCGGTGGAGTTCCGGCCCGCCCTGGTCCGCCGGGTGCCGGGCACGGCCCGCACGGGCGCGGCGCTGCGCGCGACGGCTGCCGCCCGGTAGCTCAGCTCCATGATCAGCCGGCCGACCGGCCCGTCGACCGAGTTCAGCAGCTCGGCCTCGGCGGCGTCGGACCAGTGCAGGACGACCGTGCTCACCCGAACTCCTCATCCGTCGTCATCCAGCCGGGCACCCGGTCCTGCTCGCCGGCCGCCGGGACGGGCGCGTCCGGGTCCGCGAAGCGCATCCCTGTCGCCTCCTGGTGCTCGCGCAGCGCCCGCAGGGCCTCGCGTTCCGGGCTTTCCTTCATGCCGATCTGGAAGTCCAGCTCCTCCAGTTCCTGGTCACTGAGCCCCTCGGCCCTGACCGAGTACGCGACGTTGCAGCACTGCCGGACGGTCAGCGCTTCGAGCCCCTTGCCCGACGTGCGGAGGAGCGTGCCATCGAGCCGTCCCGCATGGACCGCCGCCCATCCGAGGAGGATGAGGGCTGCTCGGTAGGGCGCCCTGAGATCAGCTCGATCGTCTTGGTGATGACGTCCAGCAGCTCGTCCGCGTCGGCCTTGGTGTCGATGGCGTGCTGCTCGAACCGCCGCCAGTCGCCGGGGTCGAATTCCTTGCACGAGTTCTCGTCACCGGCCTTGCATGCCGGGCATTTCCCGCAGCCGGGCTCACCGGGATGAATGCAGTCCCGGATCATCGAGTACATGGCGGCCATGGCACCGGGATCGTTCGTGCTCATGTCCGCGTACGCGGAGAACTTGAGCAGCGGCATCAGGCCGATCTTGTCGGCGATCCGGAACCGCTCGCCCAGGAACTCCACGGTGCGCTCGGAGGTGACGACCGTGCCTGCCACTGTCTCCACCGGCTCGGGACCGGGCCGGGGCACGCCGGCCACCTGGCCCTGGATCGCGGCCAGCTCCTGGTCGAAATCGATGTCCAGCTTCGCGTCCTCGGGCATGGCTGCCTCCTGTCAGTGGTTCGGAGGCAGCTCCCGCGGGCGGCGGGCCGTGCCAGGTCAGGCTGTTCCGGTCGACCGGAAGATCAGGTGCCCGGAAGGCCGTAAACCGGGTACCGGGAAATGCGGCTGGAAGCGTTCCAGGTGCTCTTGAGCGACACCGCAGCGGACACGCCGCCTGACAGGGAGTAGTCAGGAAGGATGGTGCCGAAGAAGTACTGCGGGACAGGAGACATCTGGGCTGCCAGGTTGGACGGGTAAAGATAAAAGTTGCGCGGAAGACCGTCTGTGGCTGCGACGTACGTCTGAGCCGTTGCGGTGTCGTAGAAGCCCGTGAAGTCGCCCGAGGCGTCAGGAAGGCCGGCCACGTAGATCAGGTTGGTGTCCAGCATGGCCGTGACGTCGACCTTGGCCACCACGAAGTTGATGGACCAGGTAACCAGTCGCTCAGGAACGCCATCGGGCTTGCGACGGGGTTAGCGCCACCGATGGGATCGACGCTGACATAAGCCACGCCGTTTCGTCCGTGAATACGACTCATAGCTACCACCTCCTGCCATGTGAAGGTCCCGGGGATACGAGACGATCAGGGGAGGCTGGCTCCAAGCGCATCGGGCGGTTCAGGCCGCAGCCGCGTTCCCGTCCAGCGTAACCGCCTAGTTTATGAACTCGCGCGTATCCTGGAAGACTTAGGCCCGGCCCGTGCTGGGAGCGGCAGTGCTCCGAGGAAGCGGCGTGGTACGGGCCTTTGTGCGCAGGTGACGAACGGTGGCTGCCGGTGCCCCGGTACGCGGCCTGGTACGAGGTGTCCTGCTGCGGGCGCGTCTGCAGCCTGGCCAGGGCCGCTACGGCCGGCGGCCTGCTCGCGGTCCAGGTCAACAGCCGGGGTTACCGGGTGGTGCGGTTGAGCAAGTACGGCCGGGTCAAAACAGTTACTGTGGCCAGTCTCGTACTGACGGCGTTCTGCGGTCCCGGTGGCGGTCGCCGCGCCAGGCACGGGAAACGCGGCAAGGCGGATGACTCGCTTGAGAACCTGACCTGGGCGTGATCACGTCATTGCTGCCGGCTTGTATACTGCAGCAGACAGGAGGGCAGGCTCGTGGAAACAGTCTCGGTCAGTCACAGCCGTGATCACGGCTACCGGCTGGAGATCACCGACGTCCCGTTCCGGTGGCTGGCCGCCGGAAAGGCCGGGGAACTGGTCCTGGCTGCTACCGGGCACCTGCTGTGCTGCCGGGTGCCGGAGTGGGCCGGCCGCATCCGCTGGGGTCCGGTCGATGACGAGGGCTGGACCAGCCGGAGCCTGGGCTGGCTGATGTTCCGGGCCGGGCAGTGGCTGTCCTGCGGCATCACGTTCTCCCGCGAGCGCACGGTAGCCGTCATCGATGTCACGCCGGAGTGGGTGCAGGAGCACTACCCTGAGACCAGGAGCGAGTTCCGCTTCCTGGAAGACGGCCCCGACGCCATGACCGTGACATTCAGCGAAGACTGACGTGGACCGCAGTGACGCGCACCCGTCCCACGACCTGCGGATGGACTGGGACGCGCCGGGGTGCAGGCCGTACATGACCTGCCGGTTCTGCTCCCGCGGCAGCTGCGTGATCTGCCCCTACGGTACCGGGACCGGGGACTACTGGCTGGTCCGCGAGTGCGAGAAGGCCCCGGATGGCTGGCGGACCCGCCGCCGCCCGGTGCCGCTCCGCGTCGTCCTGGAGCCGATGCCCGGCCCGGAGCCGGACCCTGGCACGATCCTGGCCCTGCGCATGCCGGGTGAGCTGATCATCTCGGTGTCCGGTGCGATGAAGGCTTATGCCGGGCGGATCGCGCAGGCCAGGATGTTCATGGATATCACCCGGCTCAGCCTGCAGGTACAGCGGGATGCCGCGAGGGGCCTGATGTCGGCGGATGAGGTCAGGGACGCGCTCGGCCTGCCGCCAGGATCCCCCGCGTTACCTCTTGATGCCGCTCCGTAGCCGGGTTACGGTAGGGCTGCATGACTGACGGCAGGACGCTGGCCGTGCGGCCAGGAGGACCCGTAAGCCGCCGGGGAGCCTGCAGGGGCCTGACGACCCCCGAGGGCACAGCTGAACAGGGGCCATTCCCGCCGGGGGCGGTGTATCCGCCCGGGTACCGCTCCCGGCCGGGACACTGCCCAGACACCACCGCGCACTCCCCGGCGCGGGGCCTCACAGGTCCGCGGCCAGCTCCAGGAACCGCTTCGCATTGGCCTCGAACGTCCGGCCTTCGATCGCCTCCCGCGCCTGGGCTGCGCGCTTGTCCCGGAGGCCGTCCCGGGTCAGCCACCACCGCAGTTTCTCAGCCGCGTCTTCCGGCCCGTCGAACGAGGGCAGCATCGGGAACACCTCGTCGGACTCCGGTCGTGGGTCACGCAGGAAGAACAGCCCGCACGCCGCCATCTCCACTTCGCGCGGCCCCATTGCGACCCCGTGCCCGGTCCAGGTCTCCTCGGCCTCGCGCCGGTAGAAGTTGATGCCCGCCCTGGCGTGCCGGTACAGCCCGGCGGCCTGCGGGTTGTCAACGCAATCCGGGGCGCCGGGCAGCGTGCCGACGAACGGCACCAGCGGCGAGCCCGGCTCGATCGAGCCCCAGTCCGCCCCGCCCAGCAGCACGTCCAGCCCGGTCAGGTTCATCGCCTCGAAGAACTCGATCCGGGACCGGAACGCCGAGCCGATGAACACCAGGTCGCTGGCCAGGGCCGGGTCGGCCGGGCCGGAGCGCGGGTAGTGCACGTCCGGCCGGTAGGCGTGCGGCATGTACTCAGCCGGCGCCCACTCGCGGAACAGCTTGAGATTGGTCGGGTCGTTGAGCAGGTTGAGATCGGCGAACTGGCCGCGCATCAGCTGCTCGGTGTCCTGGTAAATAAGGCGATTCCGTGTGCAGGATGACGATCTTGTGCCGCCGCTCGCGCAGCAGCTGGAGCGTGCCCGCGCTGAGGAAAAAAGCGCTGACAATGAACACGACGTCGGGCCAGAACGTGTAACAGGCATGGGACAGGCCCTGCACGGCAGCATTCCATGCCTGCTCGCGGGTCATCGCGTTGCGGACGATCGGGTGACCGCCCTCGTCCTTCTCGCCTGTGTCGATCAGCGCCATGTTGTAAAAGATAAGCCGGTCGTTAAACGGCCTAAAAGATTGTATTCGGCTACCTCGACGCCGAGGCTCTTGAAAGCCCCGACCCACCCGGCGTAAACATCGTGAACTGAGAAATCGGGTCCTGGGTGCACTACCAGAATACGCATTTTTAAGTACCACCTCCCTCCGTGAAAACGAGAGAGGCTGGCTCCCGGGGGCCGCAGCCGTACGGTAAAGTTCAGGTAACAGCCCGGCCGTGCCGTCCAGGGCAGTGACCGGGCTCTGACGCAGATCGGATCTGCGCTGTGACTGATACTACCGGATGCTGGCTGCCTGTCCCGGGTTACGAGGGGTTCTACGAGGCTAGTGATCTCGGCCTGGTGTGCAGTACCCGGCACATGACAGCTGCAGGCTGGCGCGGGGGCACGGTACTCAGGCCGTTCCTGGACTCGGACGGTTACCTCCGGGTCAACCTCAGCCGCCTCGGCGTGGTGCACAGCATCCCGGTTCACGTCATCGTCCTGCTGACGTTCGCGGGACTGCCCGAGCCCGGTCAGCAGGGACGCCATGGCCCTGGCGGCAGGCGAGATAACCGGTTCGCGAACCTGTGCTGGGGCACGATCCAGGAGAACAGCGACGACAAGTACCGGGACGGGACGATGGCCCGCGGCGAGCGGCAGGGCAACGCTATGCTCACCGCCGAGGACGTCCTGGCCATAAGGCGCCGCCGGGCCAGCGGGGAGCCGGAACAGGACCTGGCTGACGTGTTCGGGATCAGTCAGGCGCACGTCAGCCGGATCGTCTTGCGCCAGTCCTGGGCTCATATCGCCTAAGCGGTTTCCCCGTCGAGCCAGCGCCAGATGGTGCCGTACTCGGGATGGCCGTGAATCGCTTCCAGGTCAGCCAGGCTGTCCCAGTTGGAGGTCGACCCGAACTGCGTCAGCCATCGCACGGACACGCGGCCGTCGCTGAACACCACGCCCTCGAACTGCACCTCGTCCGGCGCGTTGGCGGCACCCTGCTCCCGGTATCCCGCGGGCGGCGCGGGCCGGTAGACCTGGAAGCGGCGCATTATGCTGCCCCCTGGATCCGGTCCAGGTAACGTTCCAGGGCATCGCGCCGGGCTTCGATCGCCAGGCACTCGTCCAGCTTCGCGTCGAGTTCCTCGCCGGTTGCCCCGTCATCCATCAGGCACCGGAGTTCGTGAGCGGCGATCTCCTGCCGGAGCCGCAGTTCCTGCCGGACCAGCTCGATCACGGCGGATCCGCCTGGCGGCAAGGCCCCTTGAGCTGGATGACGACGCCCGGCAGGTGCAGCCAGGCGGACTCGCCCGGGACGTAGAACACGCCGAGCCGCAGGTCGTGGGAGTCGATCAGGACCCGGCGGCCCAGTTCAGGCCAGTGCGCCCGGACGTGCGGCAGGAGAGCCCCGGCCCGGGAGGGCAGCCGGCCAGGCCGGATGGCGCGCACCGGTCAGAAGCCCTTGGCCGTGAACCACGCCTTGAGGTCGTCGGCGACGTGCCGGGCAGCGCCGACGTGATGCTCGCGCGCCCAGGCGCCGGCCTGCCGGTACAGGGTGATGTCCGCGTCATCCTGAGCTGGCACTGGCACTGGTACAGGCGCGGGTACCGGCACAGGCGCGGGCGCGGGGACGGACAGCGGCAGCGAGACCGTGCCGTCGCCTTGCTCGTGCAGCAGCCGGTCCAGGTCGTCCCAGGAGAACTCGAACATGCCCTGCCTGCCGAAGGACAGGCCCCAGGAGTTGTCGCAGATGACGACCCGGGAGTCGGTGTCCTTGCCCCGGCACAGGAACTCGTGCCCGCCGCGCACGGAGGCGCCGGAGCTGATCGAGACGTGCCCGCTGCTGTCGGGCCGGTCGAAACTGTCGTACCAGTTGGCGCCGATGCAGACCGGGTGCTCCTCCAGCGCGTCCAGCAGGTCCGCCAGGCTCAGGCAGTGCACGTAACCGGAGATCAGGCCCAGGTTCTTCGCGGCCTTGGCCGCAGACGGGCCGGAACTGCCGTTGTCGTTCGGCGGGTACGGCCCGTCACCGTCGATGGTCTCAGCCGCGGAGTAGAGCTTGAGCGCCAGGGTCTCGTCCAGGGCCGGGTAGCCGGCCGCGAGCGAGCCGAAGTCCGGATCAGTGCCGAGCGCGCCTACTTCCGCGTTACCCGTGCACGACCCGACGCTGCCCTGATCCAGGACCGGGATACGCCGGGTCCACAGCTGGCTGGTCAGGGTCCGGTCCTGCCGCCGCCACGGGTAGGCCAGGTTCCTGGAGTCATGCAGGACATTCCGGCCGAGGAACATGCCGGGCAGGTGATCCTGCTCGATCCGGCGGCGGGTGACAGTCCAGGTGTCCAGGACGTTCGGGGCCATGCGGGGACTCCCTTTGATCGGGGAGCCCGGCTCCTGAGTAACCAGGCCGCAGGCGAGAGCAGTACGGGATGATCTTATCCTGGCCGGCTACTGCCCGCCTGCGAAGCAGTTCAGCCTTGCCCCGAAATACGTAACGCCTGCGTAGTCGATGCGGCCGTACGTGGTGACCGTCTGCACCTGGATGAAGTGGACCAGGCCGCCGAGGGTATTCTCCTCCTCGATCGCCTCGGGCACTGACGAGCCGACTACCGGGCTGGTGTCGGCACCGAGGTAGGCATCCAGTGCCCGCTGGGTCTGCTCGGACGGGGCGGCGTCGGAGATCACGACCAGCACGATGAAGTTGAAGTTCAGCGCGCCGTCCATGGAGACGCCGTAGCTGATGTACGGGTTACCCGGCAGCACCACCGCGCACGGCGGCGTGATCGCGTCCCGGGCCTGGCCGTCCGCCCGCAGCCCGGTGTACTTCGTGATGCTTGCCGCGATCGCGTTCCTGATGGCGGTCAGGTTAGCCACGGGTCACTCCCCGGATCGTCATCGGCCCGGCGATGCCGATAAGCACCGGCTCCCGGTCCTCGTTCCTGACGACGTGATCGCAGCCTTCGCCGTCCCACCCGGCACAGGTCCAGGCGCTGGCCGCAAGATCCTCGCGCATCTGCCCGTGCACGGGGCAGCGCGGTTCCGGGCTGATCCAGATCGGCCCCGGCCCGAGCGTCAGGTCAGCCATGGTTCCCCCATTCCGCGGCCAGTGCCATGGCCTGCTCCTGGGTGATCAGCTCGCCGTCCAGCGTGCAGGTGAGCAGGCCCGGGATGTACTTAGTGCCGGGGCCGGTGGTGCCCGGCCGGATGACCTCCCCGCACTGGCGGCACTCCAGGTGCGCCAGCTCGTGCTCGTCGTCGCACTCGCCGCACCAGTAGGTCTCGTAGGTCACGCGGATCAAGGTGGGATAGTGGTCGGCAGCCTTGTACGCGCAGTGATGCCTATGCCCGGCGGCGTCGGTGAATTCCCAGTCCGCGTTGATATCGGACAGGTAGTGCACGGGGATGACCTCGCGCTCGATGACGAGTTCGCCGCGCGGCCCGGTCAGCGTGGTCTTAGCCATGCTCGCCCTCCGGTCCGCCGTCATGCGCGCCGTAACGCCTGTCAGCCTCGTCCTGGTTTCCTGCCGAGGTAGAGGTGGTGCTGTTCCTGCAGGTGCCGGACGGTGAGCTGCTTGACTTCCACGCCCGGGTGGTGCTTCCAGCACAGCTGCCGGATCGTGCGCTCGTCCGGGTCGGCGAACGGGTGACGGCCGAACCGCCAGCACCGCCGGACCTGGCAGCTGTGCCGTTTCCACTGAATCCAGGGAGCAGCCAGGATGGCGAACAGCAGCGTGATGTCGCCTGCGAAGCCGCTCCAGAACAGGTAAGCCGTTCCCGAGGCGCTGTCCAGGCCGAGCCAGTGGAGGAACTCCAGCCAGAGGTGGTGCACACAGGTGCTCCGCTAGCCTCTGCCCTGGGTCCGGTCCCTCCGGCCCGCTGCCAGATCAGGATAGCGCCCGGATACCCTGGTGAGCCATGAGCAACCCGGAACCCCCGCCCCGGACCGTGCTGATCGACGGCACCCGGTACGTCCCGGTCCGCGCGGCGAGCCCGTCCGCTGCTATCCTCGAAAACGTCATCGTCAGTCAGTGGGCAGGGGATAACTGGAGGGAGAGCTATCCGGACGCGCCTGGCTACCTGCGGGTCATCATCACCGACGACCAGCAGTGGGATGAGGGCGAGACGGTGACCGAGTTCCTGGCCCGGCTCGTCCAGGCCCTGCCGCGCTCGCTCCCGGCCTCGTCCCTACCCGAGTGACCGGATCCCCCCGGCGGATGACGCGACGAGGATGCGCACCAGCTCGAACGCCTCCTCGGAACTGAACCGGCCTGTGGCCTCCCACGCCTGGCGCCAGTCGGCGTGGATCTGGGCCATAGCCTGGATAGCCCCGCCCATGTCCGGCGAGATGCCCTGGCTGGCCCGCAAGATCGTCTCCAGGTCCGGCACTTCCGGCTCCTCTGGCTCCTCGCTCACTCTGCCTCCCACTCCAGCCACCAGGCTTCGTCCGGCCGGCCTGCCAGCGGCAGCACCCGGCCCCAGCTCAGCATCCCGGCCTCGCGCAGCAGCACCGCGTGGTAGCCGATGCCGGGCAGCTCGATACCGCAGATCAGCCCCGGCACGGCGGTGTCCGGGTCGCAGCGCTCGAACCAGGCTAGTTTCGTGCCGGGTCCGGCCAGTCCTTCCGCTGCGGCACGTTCCAGCAGCTCAGCGAGGCTGACGACCCCGGCCTGATTGTGCAGCGCCAGCACGGATTCGTCCGGCAGGTGAATCCCGGTGAACATGGCCAGGTGCTCAGCCAGGGCCACCGGGCCGCATGCGGGCAGGAGGTGCAGCGAGAACCGGCTTTCGCCTGGACCTGCGGGGGGCAGTTCCAGGCCCGGCTGAGGGTAGCGTGCCGCCGCGGCCTTGGGCTTGACCGGCTGCTTGCCTGAGCGCCGGGCCTTCTGCGCCGCGCGCCCGGCCGAGGCCCAGGCCCGGGACGCCGCCTGCTGCTTCTTGCTGCGCGGCGGCGGCTTGCCGGTCTTGGCGATCGCCGCCGACCTGGCAGCCGCCTGGCTGGCCCGCCCGGCTGCCGCGAACCGCTTGGATGCCGTGACCTGGGCCGGGCTCCGCCTGGCGTGCTTGGGTGCAGCGGACATGGCTCATCACCTCAGCTCGGCCCGGCCGCGCCGGCCTTGGCGCTGACCTTGGAAACAGCGGGCTGGGCGGCCATGTCAGACCTGCACCGAGTGGAGAACCCAGCCGTCTTCGGTAACGGTGATCAGGGTGTAGGCCGTGACCCCGCCGGCCCCGCCCCTGCCGTCGACAATCAGCGGGCCGAACCTGGCCTGCTGGTAGGTAAATCCGTGGTAGTGACCGCAGGCCATCATGTCCGCCCGGCCGCTGAGCTGGCCTGTCAGCCACTCGGCATCCGCACCGCCGCCGGCTTCGGCCATGTTATGGCTGTTGAGATTCCCGTCCGGGAGCACCATGTCGACCGGCGGCATGTGGGCGAACGCGAACTCGAACGGCGTCGATTTCGGCTGCCCGAACAGGTTCTTCCCCGGTTGGGTCAGGCTCCCGGCTGAGTTGTCCAGCCCGAGCAGCGTCACCAGGCCGTCGTCCGATGTGCGGTTCCAGGTGCGCGGGCAGCCGATCGAGTCGTAATCAGTATCGTGATTACCGGGGAGCGGGAGCAGCTTGTGCCCGCTCGTAGACCACCGGGACGTCACCTGCGGGTAGGCCGGATGGAGGTCACCCACCTGAATCACCAGGTCAGCGGACAGCAGGGCGGCATCCAGTACTTTGGCCAGGTTGTCCGGGTCTCCGAATGACAGGTCCCCGACGACGGCGATCTTAGTGGTCATGAGCCCCTCTTTGCCTTGGTCATGGCTGATCCTTCCGGGCCACGACCGGGGCCACCGAACCGGCGAAGCCGAAACCGGGGGATGGCTCGCTGGCCTGCTCCACCTGGGCGGCCAGGGTGCCGTGCGGGTCATGCCCGGGAACGTCCGGGACCGTCCGGACCGGGGTGGCACGCAGCCGGGACAGGACGTCGATGTCGACCAGGGACCACCCCGCCGCCTGGATGATCAGCCGCCGCTTCTCGATCAGGATGCTGATCTTCATGCGCTTCCGGCTATCCGCCTTAGATGCCGCCGGAGAGCCCAGTAGGGAGGCCCGCACGGCACCTGGCCGAGCACGTGGCATATCCAGCATCTCCGGGTCCTCACCGGCCGCGCCCGCCGCGTGATCCGCCCGCCCTGGGGATGATCACCGGTACCAGCGCGCTGCAGCTGGCCGTCGTCAGGACGAACATCCCGGCTCCCTCCTGATGTCCTCGTCATCCACCGGTTCCGGCCCGGCTCGCTCGGCCCGCACCGTCTCCGTTACCAGGACGGCACCGGGCCTGGTGATCTGGTCCGCTGACTGCCGGGCTTCCTCGTTCTCGCTTACTGTCATGTCACACTCCGTATTCTGGCCAGCTCATTAATCAGTCGGTCCCGGTAATTCGCCACGACGAACTCGATCAAGTCATCTACGCGCTGGCCCTTCCATGACACCCAGAGTTCCAGGTTGCCGGGCGTGTTGTCGTCTTTGATGCCGTTCTTGTGATGGACTTCCTCCTGCCGCAGCAGCGGACGGCACAGGATCTCCTCCATGACCAGCCGGTGCTCGAAGACGTTCCGGCCGTCGATTTTGATTTTCCGGTAGCCCTTGTCCGTGATCCAGCCGCGAGTGTCGTGATAGTAAGCCGGCCCGTCCATCGGGTTACCGGCCTTGCGTCGGCGCTCGTGCCGCGGGCACAGGCCGCTCGTGAACCGGCGCAGCTTACGGCAGCCAGTCCAGGCGCACTCAGGCGGCGGCTCGCCTTTGCGCCGGCGGTCCCGGATCGGGGCGTCCATGTCGGAATGCAGGACGAACTTCCGGTGGTAGTGCGCCGAGCAGTAATCCCGGGCACTGTGCGGGCGACCACAGCCCGGGTGCGAGCACGTTCTCGGCTCCCCGAGCGGGGCGTCCATGTCATCGCCGCGCAGCTTGCGCTGGTAATGCGCCGCACACCAGCCTTTAGCCGCATGAGGCCGGCCGCATCCAGGATGGGCGCAACCTCGCTGGCTGCCCTTGAACGGGGCATCCATGTCCCGGCCGTCACGCTGCCGCTGGTAGTGCGCTGAACACAGCTTCTGCTTCTTGTACCTGAGAGGCCGGGGGCACTTTTTCCAGGTGCATTTTGTCTGGTCATCTATCACGCACTTATTATACTCCGACCTTCCGGCCGCCTTTGATGTACCTGGCCAGGTTCTCTACCAGCCAAGGGTTCGATTGTATGCGGACCAAACCCAGATCACTGACCCCGGCAACTCCGAAGGGGGCGTCTTTCATTCTGAACTCGTCCGCCGTCAGGATGCGCGTCGCCTCGGCCACCATCGGCGGCACGGCCGGCCAGCCCCAGGTGCCGGCGATCTGCACCCGGTTGGCGGGCGAGAACGGCCAGGTGAACGGGAAGGTCCGGCCCGAGGTGATCACCCGGATCTTCTCGTACGGCCGGGCCACGCCCAGCGAGCCCAGGTTGTACCGGTCCTTGCCGAAAAGCAGCTGGTAGTCGGTGCCCTGGGTCCAGACCTGCTCGTAGATCCCGTCGCCGTCATAGTCCACGTTGAGCGCCGTCACCGTCACCAGGTCATCGACCGCGAGGCTGTAGATGTCGTACGGCACGAAGGTGCGCGTCTCGGTGATCCGGTAGAAGTGCCGGCCGCAATATTCGCTGACCCACCCGCTCGCCGACGCGATGGCGGTCTGCAGCGCGTAGTCGGTGCTGCTGTCAGTGATCCCGAGCCGGTCCTTCATCTCCTCTAGCCCGACGTAGAACAGCTGGGAGAGGCCGGCCGGCAGGACACGCCAGGTGCCCGGCTGGACATCAGAGACCGCGCCCGTGCCGATCCACTCGTACCCCCACAGCCCGTCGATTCCCGCCAGGGCCGGGGAGCACGGTACGGCCAGGGTGTACTTGCCGGTGCCGATCTTGGTGATGTCAGCGGGCAGCGTCCCGGCGTAGGAATGCGCGACGGACGTGTTCGACGGGTCGGTGACGATGCAGGAGACCGTGGTCGGGTCGGCGGCGACGCCCGAGGCGTTAGTGAACGTGTTGGAGATCAGCGCGATCTCGTTGACGTTATCGAAAAAAGACCGTAGCGGTCATCGGCCACCTCCCTCCGAGAGGCGGCCGGCCGGTTAGCGCTCCGCTGCCATCAGGATACGCCGGAGGAGCTGGCCGCCCCAGCGCTGACGAGGGCTGACATCCCGGCTGCCTCGGCTACCGCGGACGAGCCCTGCACCGGCTCGGTCACGGCGTAATCCTGGCTGAACCCCTTGATCTGCGGGGGATGGGTGATCGCGCTCGCGTCCAGCGAGCCGGCCCCGCCGAGGATGGTCCCGGCGCGGATGACAGGCGCCCCGGCCAGCGAGCCCGTGCCGGCCAGCGTGCTGGCGGCCTTGAGCGTGCCAGTCCCGATCACGGTGCCCGTGCCAGCCAGCGTGGCCGCGCCTGGCACGCGGACCGTGCCAGCTGCCGTAAGCGAGCCCGTGCCGGCCAGTGCAGCAGCCCCGGCCGGGCCTCCTGCCGCGGCCAGTGAGCCCGTGCCGGCCAGCGCAGACGGCACCTGGAGCGTGCCAGCTGTCGTGAGCGAGCCCGTGCCGCCGAGCACGGACCCGTTCGCGGCGGTGGCGCCGAGCGACCCGGCCCCGGCCAGGACCGCAGCCGCGCCCTGGACGGCGGCTGCGGCCAGCGAGCCTGCGGCTCCCAGCACGGCCGGCGCCCCGGTGATGTCCAGGCTGCCGACCGAGCCCGCAGCTCCCAGCGTGGTGCTGCTCCGTGTCATCGCCGGGGCAGTCAGCGAGGCTGCGCCGCCCAGGATGGCTGCAGACGCGATCGTGGCGGCCGTAGCCAGGCTTCCGGCCGCGCCGAGGGCAGCGGTAATCCCCTGGACCGCCGCCGTGCTCAGGGAGCCCGCGCTGTTCAGTGCTGCGGAGCCGCCCGCGGACCCGCCAGCCGACGCGGTGAGCTGCCCGGTGCCGCTCAGGGCGGCCGTGGCCGCCAGGGTGCCCGGGGACGTCAGCGAGCCCGCTGCTCCCAGCGTCGCGCCCGCCGCCTGGGTGGCCAGGGAGATGAGCTGCCCGGTGCCGTTCAGTGCCGTGCCCTGGACACCCTGGACAGCTGCCGTGGCCAGTGCGCCCGCGCCGCCCAGCGTGGCCGGGGCTCCCGTGATATCCAGGTTGCCGACCGACCCGGCCCCGCCGAGGGTGACGGCTGCCGGGCGTTCAGTGACCAGCGCGGCCAGCGAGCCCGCGGCCCCCAGCGTGGCGCCGGCGAGCTGGGTAGCCGCTATGGCCAGCGACCCTGCGGCCCCCAGCGTAGCGATGGCGCCCTGGACAGCTGCCGTGGTCAGCGAGCCGGTACCGGACAGCGCAGCCGCGCCCGGCTGGGAACCGCCGGCTGCGGCGGACAGCGAGCCGGTACCGGGCAGCGTGACGCCGGCGAGCTGGGTGGCCAGGGCAGTGAGCTGTCCGGTCCCGTTCAGTGCCGTGCCCTGGACCCCCTGGACAGCCGCCGCAGCCAGCGACCCGGCCGCCCCGAGCACCGCGCTCGCGCCCTGGGCGCCGGCGG